ACTTTTGTAATTATTAAAACAGCCTCAACCCCAACTTATACAGTTTTGGCAAGTCAGGCCAAGTTCGCCTAATGTCACCAATCGTCGCAAGTTGTTCAGGCGCAGCAGCCAGAGGTTTCGGTTTATTTGGGGGCAAGGCTCCCTTATTGGCTGATTACCTTATTGTTGCTGGTGGTGGCGGTGGCTATGGGCCAGGTGCTGGCGGAGCCGGTGGTGTTCGTCAATTCTCATCTGTTGTTTTAGGTGCAGGAACTTTTACCGTAACGGTTGGAGCTGGTGGTGGTTCTCAAGCTAAAGGAAACACATCTTCATTTAACGGTCAATCTGCAACTGGTGGCGGTCGCGGTAATCGTGGCGACGGAGATTCAACCGGCGGTTCAGGCGGTGGCGGTGAAGGTAGTTTCTCAGGTGCATCAGGAAATTTAGGCGGCTATTCTCCAGTTGAAGGTTACGCTGGCGGTAACGGTGGAAGTTTTAATTACAATCCCGGCGGTGGTGGTGGTGGAGCAAGCCAAGTTGGATTTAACGCTGGAACAAACGGCGGTAACGGTGGAGCAGGTGTCACTACTTCTATTTCTGGAACATCAACAACTTATGGCGGTGGTGGTGGTGGAAGCGCTACAACAACAGCTGGTTCTGGTGGAGCCGGTGGCGGCGGTGCTGGAAGAAAAGAAGGCGCTGGAGACGGTGTAAGTGGAACTGCTAACACAGGCGGTGGTGGCGGCGGAAGTTGGGACAGTTTTGGCGGTGCAGGTGGTTCAGGAATTGTTATCTTGCGCTATCCGGATTCCAACCCATTAGCAACCTCAACAACAGGTTCTCCAACAGTTACAACAACTGGTGGCTATAGAATTTACAAATTTACAGGAAGTGGGAGTATAACTTTCTAATGGCACATTTTGCGCGAGTAAATGAAGATAATATCGTTACAGAGGTGTTGGTAATAGATAATAGTCTAGAAGAAAACGGGGCTGATTTCCTTGCCAACGAATTAGGCTTAGGTGGCGTTTGGATTCAAACTTCTTATAATGCTAATTTCAGAGGCAAGTTTGCGTGTATAGGTGATTTATATAATTCAGTAACGGATGAATTTGTGAATGAAGCCTAAATTATGTGCCGCCGGGGTTAAACTTCGCGACCAAATAAATCATGCCTACCCAGATAGAGATAAGTCTAGTGATGGTTGGGTTGCCGATGCGCGCCACGTTGCAGCAGGTACTTCAGACCACATACCTAATGTTAATGGCTGGGTACTTGCCGTGGACCTGGACCGAGATTTACACGGTAAAGCTAAACCCGACGACATGCCATATCTTGCGAATCAACTTCGTTCACTGGCAAAATCTGACGGTAGAGTGTCTTACATTATCTTCGATGGAAAGATTGCCAGCAGTAAGAAGAAGTGGGCTTGGCGCGAATATAAAGGCATTAACCAGCATCGTCACCACATGCACGTTTCATTCACTGCAAAAGGTATCGAGGATTCTAGGCCGTTTAATATCCCACTACTAAAGGAAATGAAATGAACATGAAGAACCCTCTCGTACTGACCACTGGCGCGTTTCTCTCAGCTTGGGCAGCATCTAATTTTGCAGCAGATTATCGCTCAATTCTCTGGGCTGTATTAGCTGGGGTGTTCGGATATGCAACGCCTAAAAAGCCATGACTCTACAGGATGTTGCAGCAGTTGTAGCGGCAATCGCGACGGGGCTGGCTGGTGTAACTGCGATGCTTCGATTTTTAGTGATTCACTACTTGAACGAATTAAAGCCTAACGGCGGCGGTTCAATAAAAGACCAGGTTAATCGCTTAGAAGCGCGTGTTGATACCATTATTGAGATGTTAGGCAAGTAACACTTATCCCATGGCTCGCAAGAAGGTAATCGACCTCGACACCTATAACGCACTAGACGCCTGGGCTATTAGCCTTCAGGAAATGTATAAGTCTTTACGTAAAGCAGGTTTCGAAGTAGATATGTGCTTAGCGGTCATTCTTGAACCCGGGGCATACCCGGACTGGATTTTACCCAAGCCGGACCTAATCCCGCATACCTGGGACGATGACGAAGATGAGGACTAATGAAAAGAACTATCGTCTGGCCAGACCTTCAATGCCCGTACGAAGATTCTCACCTTGTTAGAAATTTTGCGACTTTTGCAAAAGCATTTAAACCCGATGCTGTCGTTACTATTGGAGATGAAATCGACTTACCCCAAATCTCCAGATGGACCGAAAATACTCCAGGATGGTACGAGCAGACCCTAGCCGATGACCGGGACCATACAGTAGAGGTTCTATGGGAATTGACCCAGTACGCTAAAGAAGCTCACACAATCCGCAGTAACCATACGGACCGGCTCTATAACGTCATTATGAAAAAGATTCCAGCCTTCTTATCCTTGCCCGAGTTGAAGTTTGAAAAGTTTATGAAGTTCGATGAGCTGGGGATTAAGTTCCATAAGGACCCATTCCCAATCGCTAAGGGTTGGATTGCGATTCATGGGGACCAAGGTGGCCTAAACCCTAACCCGGGGATGAGCGCACTCAATCAAGCCCGCAGACACGGTTTAAACGTCATTATGGGCCATACCCATAGGGCAGGTCAGTCTGCCTATACAGAGGCCTCTAACGGCCGTGTAGGGCGTGTTTTGAGGGGTGTAGAGGTCGGGCATGCCATGAATGTCAAAGAGGCAAAATACGTAGCAACTCCGAACTGGCAGCAAGCGTTCGCAATCGTTACCGAAAGGGATAAGAACGTTCAAGTCGACCTAATCCACGTTGAGAAGGACGGAACCTTTATGGTCCACGGGAAGCGTTATGGACGACCTCGTTAAGTCGATTATCCCGCTTAGGCGTACGGTAGACGATGGCGTAGACGAGGCCGAATCGTTACCAAACCGTTATCAAAAGCTAGTGGATGTCGAGTTACCCCTAGGGTAGATTCATCCATGAAGCCGGACATTCCGGGAGAACGGGAGATGAAATGAACAGCTTAGACATAATCCAGTTTTTACTATATCCAGCGCTAACCTATCTTGGCTACCGATACGGATACATAGTGGGCCTAGCGCATGGAACGGTTCAAGGTCGCAAGGCTATTCGTAAGCAATATGAGCAGGCCGGGCGATGAAGGCTAGTGAAATCCTATTATCTGCGACAGACATTATCGGTGACAGAGGACGGGTCTATGGTCATCCTCGAGTTAACCAGACACGAATTGCTATGCGACTTCAACAGATGCTCGAAGTTCCAGTTACGGACTACCAAGCGTGTTTGGCGATGGTCGAGGTCAAGCTGGCAAGGCTCCAGGAAACCCCAGACCATATCGACAGCTATATAGACGCCTGCGCTTACCTAGCGTTGGCAGCCGAACTAAGTACAGAGGGAGACGAATTATATGTTTAATTTAGAAGATTACGAGACAGTAGAAGAACGATTGACTAAGTATTGGAAGGATTACCCAGATGGCCAGATTCACACTAAAGTTCTCGAACACACTACTGGTCGATTTATTGTTGAGGCTTCTATCTACCGTACAGAGGCAGATGCTAGACCTTGGACGACTGGCCTGGCTGAAGAAACAGTACAGGGTCGTGGGGTTAATGCTACGTCTGCACTTGAGAATTGCGAGACTTCGGCTATTGGTCGTGCGCTGGCAAATGCGGGTTACGCAACGAAAGGTAAAAGAGCTTCTCGAGAGGAAATGACTAAGGTAAAGGCTAACGAGCCTAAGCCTTTTGCTCAGAAGTTGGCAGAAAAGATAACAGTTCCAGTGGCGGATGACCCATGGACGATTAAAGCCGTGGACGAAGCTCCACAAGCAGCCATGAGCGTCGAAGAAGTTGCTAAGACTATCGGGGCCAAGATTCTAAGCGATGACCCTAGATGTGAACACGGCAACCGAATCTGGAAAACCGGCGTTAGTAAAACCGGCAAGCCATGGGGAATGTGGGCATGCGACGCACGACCTATGAATGGTCAGCGATTCGCCGATGTTGCCAAGTGTGACCCGCTATGGATGGACTTAGCTTCAGACGGTACATGGAAAGAACGGGCCAACAGATAATGGGAAAACTATATTTTAAGAATCTTGATAACGAATGGGAGCAGTTCCCAACGGATGAGGATTTAGAAGCTGCTCGAAAGAGCGCCGATGACCTCGAGGAAATGGGATTTCGTATTATATGCCAGATGTGTAATGAGAGACCAACAATTAAGGAAATCAAGGACCGGATGATTTACCACGAATGGACCTGTCCTAAGTGTCACACTGTTAATTCTGCGGGCCGTGCCTAGTGAAACAATCGGGCTGGGATTTAGATTATGCCACTGGGCTAGTAGGTGAGCAGTTAGTTAATGAGCTGCTAACTAATGGCAAGAAGGTCGAAGTTAAGCGCGACATGCGCTGGGCTGAAACCGGAAACGTTTATATCGAGAATCACTGTTGGTATAACGAAACCCAGGAATGGAGAGAATCTGGTTTATTAGCGACTCAAGCTGATTACTGGGCCTTCGTTCTGAATGAGACTGTTCTAATGCTACCAACTAGGAAAGTAGTTGAAGCATGCCTAAATTATGGAAAACAGACTTATTGTAAAATAGAACCTAATCCTAGCCGGGGATACCTGGTTAAAGTGGTGGATTTAATTGCCATCTCAAAGTAGAAAACACCGTGGCTATAGGACCGAAAAGGTCGTAGCTACTTATCTTTCGCAGTGGTGGCCACACGCACTAGCGAATGGGGCTGGACGCTCTGGGAACGACGTAACCGGAATACCGTTCAATCTGGAAATAAAGGCGCGCAGCGCGTTTCAGCCTAAAGCATGGATTGACCAGGTTTCTAAACGCTCCGAAGCGGGTGGGGACTTGCCAGTAGTGGTTGCACGTCTGAATGGCCAAGGAGAAGATGCTTCGCAGTATTTGGCCTTCTTACGTCTTAGCGACCTGGTTAATCTATTGCTAGCCGCAGGTTACGGGGATTTACAGGCTAATGTGAGAGAATTAGAACCAGAAAGATGCTCACTATGTGGCGCGTGGACGTTTAAGGACGTTCCGTGTCGCACCTGTCAGAAAGAGAATGAAGAAGCCTAATGCCAATTTACGAGTTCGAATGTGATGCAGCATGCGAGGCCAATCTTCGCTTCGAGAAGGAGTTTAAGATAAATGAGCCACACACCCTTAAATGCCCAGTTTGCCAGGGCGATATGCGAAAGATTTACTCAGCGCCTAACGTACATTTTAAAGGCTCTGGTTTCTATTCTACAGATTCAAAATAAGAAACACCGTCTTGAGCAGGACTTATACACCTCTTACTTGACACGTCCGGTACACTCAGGGCAAGAGCGTCCCAAACGCTCATCCCGGGCCGTGAAACGGCTAGCCCGGGGGGTTGCCCTCGTTATTGGGATAACTCTATTCCTGCCAGTAGAGCAGGTATCTAACGCTCAATTAATGCCATTTAAAACAGCTAAACAATATGCAAAGACCCAGATGGATAGTAAGCAGTTCTCATGCTTAAAGAAGCTATGGGGTAAGGAAAGCGCATGGAACCATTTAGCAGATAACCCACATTCAACAGCTTATGGAATACCTCAGATACTCGGCATGAAAGAGAAGAACCCATTAAAGCAAGTGGACTTAGGGATTCGCTATATACGACATAGATACGACACACCTTGTAAAGCATGGGCATTTCATAAGAAGCATAAGTGGTACTAGCGTGGTACCACATGAGTAGCTTAGGTAGTAAAGGCTCAACGACTAAGTGGAGACGTATTAGACAGACAGTGATTAACAGGGATGGATGCTGTCAGAGATGCGGTACAGAAGATAGGCTAAGCGTTGACCATATAGTGCCAAGAAGTCTAGGTGGTAGTGATAACCTTGATAACTTAGAAGTATTATGCAGTTCGTGTAATAGTAGTAAGGGGGGTAGGTTTTTTGATAGGCCACGGACACCCCCGACCCTTCCTGTTTCTTTTTACCCCAAAAACGACTCAAACAGCCACTATCGGTTCGAACCGGGAGAAGATGACGCATGACGGCTGAAAACGGCTCAGATGGGCTGCTATCGGTTGAGGTAGGGGTAACAGAAGTACGTTATGGCTCCCAGACGCCTAGAATTATGTCCCCGAGCCTGGATTTACCTTCTAAGGGTCCAGAGATGATTCAATTCTGCAAGGATATCGGCTTCCCGCTTCTGCCATGGCAGGAACTACTGGCGATGGAAACTCTCAAGTACAAAGCCGATGGCAGGTGGGCGCATCCACTGGTCGGAATCATGCTACCCAGACAGCAGGGTAAGTCGACCTTCATGGCGCTTCGAATCCTGTTTGGGATTTACTGCCTAGATGAAAAGATGCACCTAGCTACAGCTCATAAGTTAACGACCTCATCGGAAATCTTCTTTAAGGTTGGTCAGATGATAGACGATAGCCATATAT